GGTGCAATCAATACTTTATCACTTACATTAGATTCTAATTTTGATTTAACACAAGAAGATAATATACTTTACAAGTTTAATAGTGTTAATGGTGGTGTTGTAATACCTAGAGGTACATCAATTGTTGGATTAGATTTAAGAAAGACAAAGGTTAGACCAAAGTATGTTCCTAACCCTACAGATGATAATGTTGGACAAAGTGCAATATTTCGTATCACAGGTGCTTGCTATTTCTGGCAATTTACATTATTCGATGGTAATGAATTAGAGACAGTTTATACAGACCCAGTTAATTTTAGTTCTGCTAATAAGTCTACTCCAACATTCTCTCACCATAAACTAACTTGCTTTGAGTATGCAGATGGTGTAAATAAAATATCTCAATATAGTGATCTAACTGATTTGGATATTTACTATAGTAAATTATCTAATGCATATAATAAAGCATCTGCAAACAGAGAGATTACTCAAAAATATCCTGTCTCACCAAAAGGATTTTCTCCACAGAGACCAGAATTTGAGATTGTTGGAGCGTTTGCAACTGACCCTCTCAATATTGTTAAGATTGAATCGGGTGATGGTGCAACACCAGGTCAAGTTGTTACTGTGACTACAGCGTTACCACATAACTTTACAGGTGGAACACCAATTAAGATTAGAGGAGTTAATGTCGCTGACTATAACATATCCACAAAAGTTTCGAGTATCATTAACGAGACATCATTTACTTATCTCCTACCATTTGTTAGAGCAAATTTACCTGCTGGTGAGGTAGGTGGGTTAAGTGCTGCAAATGCACAGGCATTAGTTGAGACTGATACAGTTTCAGGTGCATCTCCTTACATCTTTAACATATCGATGCGTTCAGTTTACGGTATGCAGGGTATGCATGCTGATGGTAAGAAGGCAACTGGATTTAGATCAATGGTTGTTGCACAGTTTACTGCTGTGTCACTACAAAAAGATGATAGAGCATTTGTCAAATATGATAAAACAAATCGTAGATATAATGGAATTCAATTCTCAAAACAAACTGGTGAATTATTATCATCGGAATCAGCATCAACAAATCCAGCAACAGTATATCATTTAGATCAAGAAGCAAATTATAGAAAAGGATTCCGCACAACTCATATTAAAGTAAGTAATGATGCTGTTGTTCAGATAGTATCGGTGTTTGCGATTGGTTTCCACAGTCATTTTAATATGGTTGCTGGAGCTGATGCCTCAATCACTAACTCAAACTCTAACTTTGGAACATTCGCACTTGCAGCAGAGGGATTTAAGAAAGAAGCATTTGCGAAAGATGATAAGGGATTCGTTACTTCAATCATAAATCCACGTTCGGTTGTAACTACAGAGCAAAATATTGAATATCTTCAACTTAATACAACTGCGACAGTATTAGATAAAGCTCATTTGCTTGGGTATACTGATGAAACTTTACCACCATCACATTTTGCTCAAGGATATCGAATTGGTGCAAGAGTAAATGAAAAATTATATATTAACAAGGGTGGTGAAAGATATGAAGCAACTATTGTAATGTCAAAGGGAGCGTCAGGTTCTACTACTGGAACAACATTCACATCAGAAAAAAAATATAAAGGGGTTCATAGTTCTCCAACTGCCTCAAAAAAATCTTCATATAATCTTACACAAAATCATGATTTAGAAACTGGTGAATCTGTAAGACTTATATCGGATACTGGTAATTTGCCAGAAAATATCAATCCACATAGAGTTTACTATGCAATTACAAGTACAGTCGCACCTGAATTAAATCCAGATGAAATAAAATTAGCATCTTCTTTTGCAAACTCACAAAATGGTGTGTTCATTGATTCAGTATCTAATTTAGATGAATTTAATATCATTAGTCGAGTTTCAGATAAAAAACCAGGTGATGCTGGTCATCCTATTCAATATGATGGTTCCAGTTGGTTTGTACATACGAGTCCTACTGGTAATACAATCCATCCAAAAATAGGCACAGGTGCAAATGATATAAACGACCTTGATATAAGTTACATTCTTAGAAGAGAAGATAATCGTAGTTTAGATGAGAAGATTTACAAATTAAGATATGTAGTTCCAAAAGAATTAAGAAATGGAAAAGATCCAAGTGATGGATTTATTTTACAAGATTCTAGCTCTACAAACGTATCATCAGACACAGATTTTACTAAAGAATTAATCACTACTAGTAATTTTGATTTTGACCGTAATACTAGATTCATATCCTACGCTAGTTTTACAAGTGGACCACCATCTAGAATCACTATAAGAACTGACAAACCACATAATTTAAATGTTGGTGATCAAGTTATTATTAGAAATGTAAAATGTGACCTCAACACCACTGGATTAGATGATAAATCATATAATGGTACATTTATTGTTACTGATAGAGTCAATAGTAAAACATTCAAAACATCCAATATAGATGTTGAGGGTGCAGCACATTCACCAGGTACATTTGTAAACAATACTGGAACCAGAAATAATCAATTACCTAGAATTGATAGAAATGACTGTAAAGAAAATTTATTTATTTACAGGTCAACAGTTATTACACCATATATTGAGAATGTGCAGGATGGTATCTATCATCTATTCGTACTAAACTCAAACAATAATATGATTGATCCATCAGGTGAGTTTACTGATGATAAGTTTAATCAAAATATTGTTAATCTTTATCCAGAGTATGATCGAGATAATATAGATGATAATCCACCAGAAGCATCATCTTTTGCTAAAAACTTCCCAATTGGTGATGTTGTAACAAATGACTTGAAAAAAAGTGTAACTAGGGAAACCACAAATAACTTTATGAGTGGTTTTGACGTAACCAATACAATTAGTTCAATAAATGATTTAGGTGCTACAGCAGTACTAACATTTGATAAAGAACATGATCTTGGAGCAATAAAATACATATCACCTAGTTCGTTAACTGGTGGATCAGGTCATACACCTGCATCTGGTCAAGCCACATATCATAATGTTAAATTATTAAATGACACAGCAATTGCATCAAATACTAACTGGGATGGTGCTACAGCGATGGTCACAGTTCAGAATGGTGTTGCTATCGCAGCTACAGTAACAGAGGGTGGTTCTGGATATACTAATGGAGAACAATTATATTTTGATAGTTCTGACGTAGATACTGGTGGTATTGGAGGTGGTGCGAGTGGTTTTGTTGTAACAAGTATAAGTGGAATATCTACTGCTACTGGTAATTATGTTCAGGTAACGGGTATAACAACTGGAACAGATTCATATCATCGAATATCTAGTGTCACACTTAACAATGCAATTACAGTACATAAACATTCAAGTGATATTTTCTTAGAAGGACAGCAAGTCATAGATTTAGGAGCTGTTGTATCTATTGCTAGTACAACTTCTTCAATTCCAAATACAACAGAATTTAACACAACTGGAGCACACGGATTACTTGTTGGTAATTCATTTAGAGTATTGAACAACAGTGACCAGAATCTTGGAGACTTAATTGTTAAAACAGTAATTGATGTAAACACATTTACTGCGACAACTTTATCTGATTTAACAACACCAAAGTATATTCTAAAGCATGGATTATCTGCGAATGATGCTGCATCCAATGTGGGTGAGGAAAATCTTGGTGTTAGAGGATTATCGGTTTATGACCATGATTACCTCATATCAAATCAACTTATAACTAAAACATCAAACACTATACAAGTACTCTTATCAAACGGAGATACAACTACTGATAATATTAAACAACGTTTTCCTCTAGGTTCTTATCTACAAGTAGATGAAGAGATAATGCGTGTCTCTAATAATACTTTAGGTACAAATAATGCCCTTGAAGTGATACGTGGTGTATTGGGTAGTAGAATAAACGACCATAAACAAAATTCACATTTAAGAAAGATAAAACCATTGCCAATTGAGTTTAGAAGACCATCTATTCTTAGAGCATCAGGACATACATTTGAATATGTTGGTTATGGTCCAGGTAACTATTCAACCGCATTACCTCAGTTACAAAATAGAACTCTCACAGAGAGAGAAGAATTCTTATCACAAGCACAAGAAACATCTTGTGGTAACGTAGTTTACACTGGTATGAATGATAAAGGTGACTTCTATATTGGAAATACTAAGATTGCATCTGCAAGTGGACAACAAACTACATTTGATATACCTGTTCCCACAATTACGGGTGAAGATCCAAATCGTTTGAGTATAGTTGCTGATGAAGTTATTGTTAAAGAAAGACTTCTTGTAGAGGGTGGATCATCTAAGAATATACTATCACAATTTGATGGTCCTGTTACGTTCAATGGTACTGTTAGAAACAATAATAACGTGACTGTTGAGGGATTGGTTAAGATTAATAATAATACAAATTCAACTGCTACAAATAGTGGTGCTTTGGTTGTTACTGGAGGAGTTGGGATTGCACAAGATGTTAATGTTGGTGGAAATGTAAAAGCAGCAACATTTGAGGGTGATGGTGCTAATTTAACAAATACTGGTGCAACTTTATTCCCATCAGGCACAAACGGAGATACACAAAGACTTGTGTTAACTCATCTAACATCAGGCACGATGACTCTAGGCACAACTGATGCCCAGTTAACGTTTACAGCATCTACTAATACACTTAATGCTACAAACTTTAACGGTAATTTAACAGGTGGTGTATCTGGTAATGCTGATACTGCAACAACAGCATCAAACGTAGTTGGTGGTGCTAATAGAGTATTATTTAATAATGGAACTGACACAACCACAACATCTGCTAATTTACAATTTAATGATTCTTCAAGCTTCCTAACTGGAACTAATCTTCAGATTAAACTTGAAGATAGCAAATCAATATTATTGGGTTCTGGTAATGATTTACAATTGGTTCATGATGGTGGAAATTCTGTCATAAGGGAAACTGGAGATGGAGAACTATTTTTACAAAGTGATGGAATAGTTTATATCTCCAAAACTAATGGAGCCACTACTATGGCAGAGTTTAATGGTTCTGGTGCAGCGAAATTATTCTGGAGAGGTAATAATCCTAGTGTAAGACTTGAGACAACTGAAACTGGTGTTAAAACATATGGTAGTCTTGAATCAACAGGTGATGTTATAGCATTTAGTGCATCTGATGTGACATTGAAGAAAGATATTTCACCAATACAAAATGCACTTGATATGATTAATAAGTTAAGTGGTAACACATTTACTTGGAATACTGATTTATCCACCTTACTTCCATATGAAAATGGCACAAAGGATACTGGTATCTTAGCACAAGAAGTTGAGGCACTTGGATTACCTGGCGTTACAACCACAAGAGGTGATGGTGTCAAGGCAGTTCGTTATGATAGATTAATTCCAGTTTTAATTGAAGCAGTCAAAGAACTCACTGCGAAAGTTAAGACTCTTGAAAACAAATAAATAACTAAAAAAATACTGATGGCGAATATTAAGAAAAGTTTTAATTTTAGGAATGGTATACAGGTTGATGAAGACAATCTGTTAGTGACCTCTACTGGTTTGGTTGGTATTGGAACTACTGTACCTAAAGAGTCTCTTGATGTTATTGGTAATGTAGTTGTATCAGGTGTTACTAGTTCAGTATTTGGGAAAACAGGTATATTAACAGTCACAACAATAAATCCAACAGAAATTATAGGTGCTGGTGTTAGTATCCAGAGTGGTATAATAACCAATCCATCTATGGATAATACTGGAATAGTTACTTACTATGGTGATGGACGCTATCTACAAGGATTACCAACATCACAATGGCAAGATACTAACGCTGGATTTGGTGTAAGTAGCATTTACAATACAGGTGGCACAGTTGGTATAGCTACCACAAATCCCCAGTTTACTTTACAAGTTGGTGATGATGTAAATTCAGGTCAGAAAGGTGTAGGTATTAGTTCTTCAGGTGATATAAAAGTATCAGGTATTATAACCGCCACAGGATTTGTTGGTAATATCACAGGTAATGTGACTGGTAATATTTCTGGTAATGCTGGCACTGCAACTCTGGCAGATGATGCAGTTAAATTACAGACTGCAAGAAATATTGCTGGTGTGGCTTTTGATGGTTCTGCTGATATAACTCTACCTGGTGTTAATAGTTCTGGTAATCAGAATACTTCAGGAACAGCAGCTAATTTATCTGGATCTCCAAGTATTACTGTATCTGGTATTGATTTAAATGGTAATCTTGATGTAAGTGGAAATACAACTCTTGGTGATGCGAGTTCAGATACTCTAACAGTCAATGCAACATCCACATTTAATCAAACAATAACAGGCATAGCTGGTGAAAACAAAATCCCATCATTGTATTCTAATATGGGTGCCTTGCCTAACGCTAGTTCTTATCATGGTATGTTTGCCCATGTTCATGCAACAGGTAAAGGATATTTTGCACACGCAGGGAATTGGATTGAGTTAGTTAGTAAAGAGACTACAGGAATAGTTGGTACAGGAACAGAAACATATAGTATTGGTAGTCTTAGCATAGGAACAAACAGTCCAGCAAATGATGTTCATTTAAGAAAAACTGGAGACACTGAATTACAAATTACAAGTGATACAGGAACAGCTGCCATCTCTATTGGTCGAGAAAGTGGCACAAGCAATACAAACAATGCAGAGATAAGATATGGTGAGGATAATGGTACAAATTATTCAAACGGACAATCACTTGACATATTGAATTATGGAACAGGAAACTTCAATTATCATTTAAGTGCAAATGACCATAATGCAGTCAATGGAGATTTTCATTGGCATAGGGGAGTAAATAATGTAAGACTTATGACTCTAACTGGTATTGGAGGTTCTTTAGGTATAGGACTCACAGTACCACAAGCAGAACTTCATGTACAGGGAGATCAAATATTATCGGGTGATTTCACAGCAGGTGGTAATTTAAATATAACTGGCAATCTTAATGCTAATGTAAATGGAAATGTAACTGGAAATTTAACTGGAGATGTTAATTCAACTGGTACATCTACATTTTCTAAAGTAAATTTTGATACTACTAATTATCATAGTTTTGGTGAATTGCAAGCATCAGCAATCGGTATTGGTGTAACAATGGCTAATTCGAGTTTACTTGTCAACGCTCAAGTAGAAAAACAATTTATTATAGCAACTGGTGGAAATGTTGGTATAAAAACTGATGATCAGCATGGAAATGCTTTATATACGAGTGGTGATATTGCAAGTAACAGATTTTTACTTATAGGTAATGATGGAATAAATGCTAACGGTGCTAGTGGTGCCATTGATTTCAGCAATGCTGGAAAACAAGCTACAGGTGTTTACGCTAATAAAACGTGGATGATACCTCCAAAAGTAGGTGCAGCACAAACTGCAGCATTATCAGGTCCTGTTGCAGGTGCGATGATATATAACACGGATTTAAATAAACTTCAAGTTTATAATGGAACTAATTGGGAAACAGTCACAAGTGTTGAGGTAACTGGTTAATGGGTATTAAAGCAAATGGAACAGGTTCATTAAGCTTTCAAGATGACATTGAAGCAGAATTTGGAGAGAATCCCAGTCGAAGTTTAGGGAGTTATCGTAATACTCATCCAGATTTTCAAAATAAAAATTGTGGTGCCTTAACAGATTTACCGCTTGATACAGGAATACCTAAATCTGGTGAGATTAAATTTAGTGATTTTTACAGTAAACAATTAAATATTGTAGTTGACTACTACACTACTGCCGAAAACAGACAAACATCTGGTGCTGCTACAATGGCTGCTACTTCTAGATATGTTAATAATAATGCAAAAGTAAAAATTGTTGGTGGATATCAAACCAAACCCACTGCAATACTCAATCAAGGCACATATAATATTAATAATCCAACAACTGATGTTGATTGGCGAGGTGCAAAAAAAGTTTTTATTCATGTTAACACTACAATAGGTGGAGAAAAAGCTATCAATCAAGCAGGTAGAAATTTAGTTGCCTTGAGAACTGGTGGGTGGCCTTCTGGTACAACATTGCAAATTGATATTGGTTCATCAGGTAGATTACAAGGTGCTGGTGGTGATGGAAGAAAGGGTACAACAAATCAAAATCAACCCGTTCAAGCTTTACCAGGCTCCAGTGCATTGGGTGTGGAAGTTCCAGCAACTATTGTTAATAATGGTATCATAAGGTGTGGTTATGGTGGTGGAGGAGGTGGAGCAGGATCTAACTCTGACCCAAATAAAAGTAAAACTGACTATGGAAGATCAGGGGGTGGCGGTGGCGGTGGTGCTGGCATCCCTGCAGGTGTAGGAGGAGCTGGAAATTGTGGTGGATATACTGGAAAAAATCCTGCTGGTGTTTGTGGTGGTGCTGGTGGTAATGGCGATGCTAATAATGGTGGCGGTGGCGGTGGCGGTGCTGATCACGGTGCTGGTAGCGGTGGCGGTGGTAATGGAGGAGAAGGAGGAGATATATTTTTACCAAATGCAGATAATGGAGATCCTGGAAATCCTAATGCTGGTGCAGGTGGTGTTGCAGGTCCGTTAGGTTATGGTATAATATTTAATAGTGCAGGAGTTCAAGCTGCTTCTAGTGGAAATAAGACTATTCCTGCTAATCAAGGCGGTGTAGTTGTTGGAGGTGTTTTTTGATTTAAATGATTATTATTATGGATGATGTAGTAGGAAATACTACATTTGAGACTGAATGTATTGATTTATTACAACAGAATAAAAAAGAAACAAATGAGTCTAATTTTAAGGAAAGATGGTATTCACTAGAGGAGGAACATCATTTTCAAGATTTTTGTGTGAAGATGTTAAACGTCGCAGTATCATTTTTTGACTTATCTACGTGTAAAGGTTATGAATTTTGGAGTCATAATAATACTCGACCAGGAGATTGGCATATAGATCAGGATGAACAGTTAAGCAATATTACAGGACAAACTAGATTTCCGTTATGTTCTATGGTATACTATGTAAAAGTAGAAAATATGAAAGGAGGAAACTTGCATATTGAAGACGATATTATTACACCTAAATCAAATCGTTTGGTAATATTCTCACCTAAACTAAATCATTTTGTAGAACCATTTAGAGGTGATAGAATATCTTTATGTGTAAATCCTTGGGATGTTAAATTATGAATGATTTTATATCAGTTGTTGATAATTTTATGAATCCTGATGAATGTGATGAGTACATTACGTTGACCGAACATTATATTAATAATGGTTTAATAATAAAGGAGAATGAACCATATCATAGTAGAGATCACTTTACTATGAACTTTAATAATGATGAGAGTTATAATATCTTGTCAGGTGATAATTTATCTCTTAAATTTCTACCATCATTGGTAAATCCGATAAATGACTACCTCAAATTTTATAGTGTGCTTGGTAAAGAAAAGATGTTGATGTATGATACTAAGGTTAAAAAGATTCCAATAGGTGGTGGTTTTCACGATTGGCACTATGAAAATATGGGATTACAAGTTTCTCCTAGAAAGTTAGTAATTCAAGTATATCTTAATACGATAGAGGAGGGTGGTGAAACAGAATTTTTATACATGAATAAGAGAATTAAAGCCAAGCAGGGAAGATTAATTATTTTTCCAGCTGGATTTACTCACACACATCGGGGTAATCCACCAATAGGACAAGATAAGTATATTGTTACCACGTGGGCAGTATCACAGGATATTAATTCATGAAAGTTATTTTAAAAATTGACAGATATTTACCAGACACTAATTATGTTGCTGTAAAAATCACTAAACTTCACTCTAATACATCTATAGACGAGATGGGTGCAAAGATGATTGATTGTAGCGATTTAAATATGACTAATACGGAAATGTTCATAGAAAGTTTAGCTAATAAAATATCGCATATGATTGATAGGCAAGAATCTTCAATACCCATATTGGAAGAAAATCAACCAATTGAAGTCGAAGGTGATCTAGATTTTGATAAATTAATTGGAAAGGTATTGCAAACTAGAATATCAAATAGTTGCAGAACTATCAAAATGAGGAGAATAGAATTATGATAAGATACTTCAAGAAATGTGAGGATTTTGCTATATGTGGTGCTATGGGACTTAGTAGTGAAATAATCGCAGAGACATCTGAGATTAATAAAACTCTATTTCAGATAGTTGTGAGGGGTAGTGGAAGAGTTGCAAAAGCATTTGACTCGAACTATATTGATATGGTTGGAGGTAAAATTTATGATATGAGTGAATTAATGGGTAAAGATAGAGTTTATCAACCATTTGAAGACTTTGAATTGTATGGATTCAATCCAATAGAACCAAATGATAAATGGAAATTTAAACAAATCAACACATCATTTAGAGGTGATGAGAAGAGTTGGTTGATTAATTTTTATGGTAAACCAGTGATTAATGGTAAGTCTATAGAACGTATGGATTATGCAAAACTTGAAGATAAATGGTATGATGTAGATATTAATGATGCAATTACTGCTGTATTCACTAGAGTATGAAACCAAAATTAATATTATGTCCTGGTATGGCAAGGTCTGGAACTACCACTCTTTGGAGTCTTCTAGAATCTAATAATATCATTAATGGATCACTACACAAAGAAACTCATTATTTAAAGATATTATGTGATATGAGGGATGGAAATACTGACAATATCTACCCACAATATATTAAAGATTTGTGGATCAATGATCTAACAATTGAAAATAAACAATTAGGATTTGATTTACCATATAAATTTGATGATTATAAGACTTATCTTTATAAAAATATTATTGATGAAAGTCAGTGCGTTGCAGATTTTAGTCAAACCATAAGTATTCTACCAGCGTATTTTTTAAAGGAAATAAGAAATAATTTATGTAATGATTTTGATCTCAGAATTGTTATATTATTTCGTGACCCGATTAAAAGATTATTTTCTCATTGTGTTCATTTACATAGAAGTGGCTGGTTTAGAGTAAAAGATGGATGGGATAATAAAATTAAACCACCACGAGAATTATTTTTAGATATTATAAATCTTCCACAATTTCAAAATTTATATGTAGAAGTAAAGAATAAATTTGACGAAATATTTGATAACGTTATATTTTTGTCGAGTGAAAAATTTTATACAAATCAAGATGAGTATGATAAATTATCTAATTTTCTTAATATCAATAGAATTAGTGTTAGTAAGATTCATGATAATAAAACAGATTATAAAAATACAATAACTACAGAGGATATAGAATTGGCAACAAAAAAATTGTCCCCGTCAATCGAGATTCATAGACAATTATGATTTTACATAACAAATATAGTAGTGGTATCTTTGATAAGGATAATAAATTCTCAGTGTTAGAATCTACATTTACTTTAGTCAAACAATTTAATTGTCTTACAAAAGATAATCTTGATCTAATGGTTGATAAATTAGAACGATTAAAAGATGAAAATTTTAATCGAGTTTTTATACCTGATTTTGATTATAGAGTAGAAGGTAATATTATTACATATGATACTGCCTTCATAAAAGGATGGGGTATTGGTACATTTATACCTGATTTTGCAAATATTGTTTATGAAGATGTAGTTTTAAGAGACTCAGATTGGACTTTTGATGATTATGGTATGTCAAATTTTATCGTTGAATATAATACTGATAAAATATTTGCTGTTGATCTTCAATCATATAACTATATTCCAGATAGAAATCATCGAGAAACATCTTGGAAAAAATATACAGATTTCCAATCTATTACAATGAAAGAAATTAGTAATGGTAAGTGGATAAATCCAGCTTTTCATCCCATGAGGTAAAATTATGAGTCAAATTTTTAATATTTTTCCAACTACAATTTATGTTGACGAGGTTAAGAATCATAAAAAGTTTAAAGAACAATTTTTAAAGTTATATGATAAATTTGATTACGAAGAAAATCACTTATCTAGCACTGTAAGTGAAGGACAGGTCAATCCCTTAATCCATCTTGAACCATCAATGGATGATATGTTTAAGGAGATTGTAAGACATATTAAATCATATGTTTTGGATACCTTACAGTTTAAGGATATGTTTAATTACAGTATATCAAAGACTTGGATTTCAAGAACAAGAGATAATAAAGAAATTCCTTGGCATGTTCATTCAACAAGTCATGTGTCATTTGTATATTACTTAAATATACCACCTTACTCTCATACAACTAGATTTTTGAATTTGGAAAATTACAATAGTTTATTTCTTGGTGCAAATTCTCATGAGAATAATGATGATAAGAATATGATAGCTGAGTTCAATGCTCTAAATTCTAAGACTTTCTTTATACATCCACAGGAAGGTTTCGTTGCAATATTTCCTAGCAGACTTTCACATGGTACTCAATGTGTAAAGCAAGATTTTAATGATGAAAGATTGTCAATAGTAGGTGATTGTAATTTAATACTAAAAGACGAACATTTACTACACTCAATGGGTCTAATTGATGAAAAATATTGGAAAAAATATGAATAGATGTTGCAAAAGGAAGTTTTTTGTGCTATACTAGAGAGAAACTATGAGGTATGATGGTCGATTGTAAGTACATACAAGATGATTGTGTAAGATATTCGGATAATTGTAAGGAGCAGTATGATTCAATAGTCACAGACCCACCTTATGGTATTGAGTATCTTGGAAATAGTTGGGATTCATATCAGAATTGTGTAGCATTTAAGAGTGGAACTTGGGAGTCGATTGCAAAGACACTCAAACCTGGTGGACACTTGCTTATCTTTGGTGCATCAAAGACCTTTCATCGACTCACTTGTGCGGTTGAGGATTCTGGACTACGAATTAAAGATGTCTTAATGTGGTTATATGGACAGGGTATGCCAAAGAGTCAGAACATTGGTAGGAAAGACCCAAAGTGGGAAGGATGGGGAACTGGTCTAAAACCCTGCTATGAACCA